ATCCTTGAGTTCCTAAAATCAAATCGAATGGATTCAAAACATGAAGTCTATGGGTTTCCACAAGGATGGAATGCAGCATTAGAATTTGTAGAAGATATGATTCAGAAAAGACCGCAGAAAGCGGAAATCGAAAACAACCGAAAGATGATTACTGAGTGAACCGATGAATTTTCCATTCGCGAAACAGCCTATTTCAGGTCGCCGCCTCAAACAACTTGAGGATGTTGACGCGATGCCGCGCGATTTGCGGGAGTGCGTTCACGAGTTTGGATTTGCAATCGTTTACGCTTGTCGAAAGTACGGGATTCAAGACCCCGCGCAAATACGCGATTTAGTTCGGGAGATTTGGGCGGGGGCGCGGCAAACAGGACAGAAGAATGATGCGCGCAATGTGGTGGACTGGATACTAGCGCAATCGGGATCATCTCTCTCCTTCGTTGGGCTAAAGCGCGCATTAAAAAACAATAATTTGACGATATGTGGGCTGAACCCGTCTGCTGCGATGATCGATGCCAGTTTAGCCGAAGTCAGTGGCCATAACATTCGATGCACGAAACGAGAGAAGCATCAACGTCGGTTGCAGGCGGCTCTTCGTGTTGCAATGGAGGACTTAGTCCTTGAGCGTAGCGTTTAGCCGCATTGTCGGCTTTCTGCGAATCTTCACTGAACAATTCTAATCGGGGCAAGCATCACATGAACATCAATCGGGGCGGACGAAAGCGGAATCCGAATGCGATCCGCGATGAATCCGGTAAAAGCCGGGGAGAGCGTTTCGATCCGACGCCGTTCATGATGCAACCGCATCGTCGTGCTTTCATCGGTATCAAAGACGATCAGGACCGGGATATTGCTGCGACCGAGCTTGTCGGGTTTCCGCTGGCAAGGCTGTATTCTAATAGGTTGATTTCACGCGATCAATTCGAGGCTGGCGAACATTACGCGCGGCTCGTCCATTCCTATGCCAGCATTATGGGGATTCCGGTTGGCTCTCCGAGATCGGGAGCGTTGCTCTCGATGCAGGGCGGCGGCTTCTATCGCTGGGAAGGCGAAGACGGCGCGGGCGACAATGAGGAGGCGCAAAAACGCGTTCAGCGGATCAGGTCCGACTACAACGACTGCCACGACACTCTTTATACATTGGGTGTTGAGCATAAGAGCGGACGCAAAATCCTCATTGTTATGAGGGAGATATGCGTTGCAGAGCTAGACGAGCGGGAAATGTGGGGCAAGTCCGGGGAGGCCAAACTAGGGGATTTGCGGCTTGGATTGAACGCGGTCCACAAAATCTTGGTTGGTCACAAAAAATAACCTACTAGGGGTTGACAATGGGTGCGGATTGGCGTAATCGGATAATCAGAAGTGTGCCCGCGCGGAGGAATCCGGTACGCGGGTTTTTTATTCAGACAAGAAACCCAGAAAGCGAGCATGGCGGCTAATCGCTATCGGCTCGTATTGAGTGACCAACTCGCCAGAGCGATCTGAGCGGGTTTTTTCGTAGCAGCAGAAGAAAGGACTATCGAATGTTTACCGTGAAATGGGTTTACGAATACAAAGGTATCTCGCGCGAGAAGATTTATTCGTGCGATCAGTTTGAATGCGCCTTCGATAATCGACCTCCGCATGTCGGTCAGTGCAGCAAGACGCTTGGTATCTATCACATTCCGCCCGGCGGCGTTGTGACCGTTGGCGATAATACGAACGGCGAAAAATCTCTCGCATTGGCGCATGGCACTGTTTTCGTAATGAACGAACAGGGCGCGACAGTCGCGAAATACAAATTGTCAAACGTCGCGGCGCTGGATGATTACGCGGAAAGCGCTGGTTATCCGCAAGAGACTGGCGCAATCAAAGGCGCGGCAACGCCGCTTAAAGCGGCTTAACTCAGTAAGATTCTATCGAATAGCGGGGAGTGATCGTTTTCTGCGGTCTTCTCTGCACCTAATCGGACGGCTCTCCATCTAGACCCGTAAGGCCACAACCTCCCCTGATGCCCCGTATTGTGTGGCAGAGCCTTGAACCGGCGATGTGATGGGCTGTCCGATACTTTTGTTCAGTAAAGATCGCACAATGAGCCATCTCGTGTAGCCGAGAGACCTCGTACTGAGACCGCTTGCATGGCCGCTCACATTCATTGGGAATTTACAGAGCGTCGAGACAAACAGATCGCGGACGAAAAACTAAAGAATATGGCTGAAGTCATCGCACTTGCTCTTGATGGCGCGCCTTCTGCTTACGGCTTTCCATACGGCGATAACGACGTGATTTATTACGTTTCGCCACCTAAGCAATTCGACGCTTATGATTTCGCCCCATCGGATAGTGAGCCGGCATGACAATCACATGGTCTGAAGTCTCAATAGATTGGGCTGGTCCATCGACCATTGGAAGCCTCACGCATGTTCCGACAGGAACGCAGTTGGTTCCCGATCCAGACCGCGCCGAAGTCTCCCATAACGACAAGCGGGATGAACTGCTTGCCGAACTAGATGCGAAGGTCAATGGAACCTGATTTCGTGTCAGCCTCTCATTGGGGCATGTTTGAATCCGAACGCTGTAATCATCCAAACAAGACTGGATTCGCCAACATGACAGTAGGCGGTCCAATCTCAGGCGGTTGGCATTGTCCCGATTGCAAAGAGTCCTTTAGCTTCGATACGCGGCAAGAACTTCAGCCGGCAACATTTGAGATTGATTAGTGGCAAAGCGCGGAAGAACTGCCGGCTTCCTCATGTCAGAGGAACACCGGGTTAAAATCAAGAATAGCAATATCCTCAATGCGCTAGTTGAGCATGTCGAGGGCAAGCGCGAGATGAGCGCTACCCAAGTATCGGCAGGACTCGGCCTTCTCAAGAAGGTCATGCCCGATCTATCGGCGGCAGATAACACGACAGAGGTTGTCCATCGCTTCGTTGCGAGGGTGCCTAGCAAGGCGACCGACTCCGAAACATGGCAGAAGCAGAATCTATCGGCGACGCCACCCCTTCAGTAATTTGGGAAGCGCAACCGGGACCGCAATCAGCTCTTATCAGTTGCCCAGTCTTTGAAGTCTTTTTTGGTGGCGCTCGTGGTGGCGGCAAGACGGATGGCGTTCTAGGCGACTTCCTCGAACACGCTGATGCTTACGGCGAACACGCCATTGGGCTGATGATCCGCCGTCAGCGGACGGAATTGATTGAGACGATAGAGCGAAGCAGGGCGATTTACACGCCTCTTGGCTGGAAGTTTCACGATCAGGAGAAGATGTGGCGCTCACCGAACGGCGCTCGTTTGAGGTTTGCATATCTTGAGCGAGATTCCGACGCGGAAGCCTATCAAGGCCACAGCTACACAAGGCTCTACGTCGAGGAAATCGGAAACTTTCCTTCTGACAGACCGATCCTCAAACTTATGGCTACTCTACGGTCCGGCGCTGGAGTGCCTACTGGTTTCAGGGCAACCGGCAATCCTGGTGGACCTGGCCATCAATGGGTACGTGCTAGATACATTGATCCCGCTCCCTTGGGATTTAGGATCATCCGCGATTCACTAAGCGGACTTGAGCGGGTTTATATCCCGTCGCGCGTTCACGATAACCGATACCTGGGCGAAGACTACGTTGCGCGGCTGAAAGCATCGGGCAGCAATGAACTAGTCAAGGCTTGGCTTGATGGTGATTGGTCCATCATCGAAGGCGCGTTCTTCGATTGTTGGCAAAGCAACAAGCATATCGTTCGCCCGTTCACGCTTCCGCTCGAATGGACGCGGTTTCGTTCAGGCGATTGGGGTTCTGCCAGTCCGTTCTCGTTCGGATGGTGGGCGATTGTCTCAGACACGTTCACAACGCCTTGCGGCGTGACATTGCCGCGCGGCTGTCTCGTTCGCTTTCGCGAATGGTACGGCATGATTCCCGGCAAGCCAAACGTAGGGCTGAAGCTGACGGCAGAACAAGTCGGTGCCGGCATCTGGAAGCGAGAAGCCGGCGAACAGCGGCCAACTTATGGCGTTCTTGATCCATCGGCCTTCAAGGAAGATGGCGGTCCGTCGATCCATGAACGGATGATGATTGGATCGGGCCAGAACGGCAGCGGCGGCTACAACATAAATTTTAGAGCGGCAGACAACGCTCGCGTTCCCGGCAAGGGCGCGATGGGCGGCTGGGATCAGATGCGTCAGCGCATGGTTGGCGATGCTGACGGCAATCCGATGATTGTCTGCTTCTCGACATGCGTTGACAGCATCAGAACGATTCCGGCGCTGCAACACGATCAGAACCGGCCCGAAGACCTCGACACGCACATGGAAGACCATGCTGCGGATGATTGGCGTTACGCCTGCATGTCGCGGCCTTGGCTGAAAACAGAACAACCTGAAGAGCCGAAGAACCCGACAGGCTACTTGCCAGTCGAGCCTTACGAGACAGCAGACGATTGGCAGGCATACTAAATGGACACCGGCTACTCTAGTGCGACAACGCCGGTCAGCGGTCCTTCAACGGGCGCATCCGACGCCAGAACAGACGAACCGAAGTATTGGGAACTCGGTCACTGTAAGAAAGCCTATCTCGATTACCTGACCAACAAGACGCAGGAAATCGAAGAGCAGAAATCGGCGCGGCGCTACTATCACGGTTCTCATTGGACCGAAAAGCAGATCAAGGAACTCAACAAGCGTAAGCAGCCTGTCGTTACGTTCAATCGTATCGGTCGCAAGGTTGATGGCGTTGTCGGTCTTATCGAGCGTCTGCGGCAAGACCCGAAAGCCTATGCGCGAACGCCGGAGCATGAAGAGGGGGCGGACCTCGCAACGGCTGTGTTGCGCTATGTCCTCGATGAAGAGGAATGGAAAGCAAAGTCACCGGAAGTCGCGCGGGATTGTGCGGTCGATGGCATCGCAGGCGTTGAGCTTGTCATCACGCAAGGCGACCAAGGCGATCCTGAAGTCTCGTTCGATATTGTCGAGCCGGATTCGTTCTTTTACGACCCGCGTTCGTACCGTCCTGATTTTTCTGACGCCCGTTACATGGGCGTCGGTAAATGGATGGACCTGGATGCAGCGATTGAACTGTTTCCAGACAAGGCCGACGAACTCAAGGAAATCGGTTCTTACACTTCTGAATTGAGTTCTAACCCTGACCGCGAAAAGCGCTGGTTCACTGAGGTTGGAACGAAACGGCTTATTCGCCTTGTCGAGATTTGGTATCTGCACAAAGGCGGCTGGTGCTATTCGATCTTCACCGGCTATTCGATCCTGAAGGAAGGCCCGTCCTACTTCATCGACAATAAGAAAAAGCCGTCTTGCAAGTATATCATGTTCTCTTGCAACGTGGACCACGATGGCGACCGCTACGGCTTCGTGCGCAACATGAAGTCGGCGCAAGATGAATACAATCATCGCCGCTCCAAGGCGCTGCATCAGCTTAATTCCAAGCGGCTGATTCTCACGCAGAACAGCGTGACGAACATCGAGACAACGCGAACGGAATGGGCGCGGCCTGATGGCGTGATTGTCGTGCCAACGGCTGATGTGAATGCAAGCGTCAAGGCGGACGATCAATCGTTCGACTTTGCCGGCCAACTCAAGCTGATGGAAAACGCCATCGCAGAGCTTGAGAACTACGGCCCTAACCAGGC